CCCATAATGTACCAAAACCATATACCTGATAGGCTTTCTTTTTTGTATTGCTCATTGGCTTTTTCTTGGGGTGATTTTAAACGATTCATATTTGGTTTTTTTTGATTTAAAAATAGTGCGTTTTTACAAGGTCGCACCCCCTTGAGGGGTTATTGAAATTAATTATTTTCTACAATAAAATCAAAGATTTTTGTATCAATTTTGCGTTTAGTATCAAAATTGCGTATGTTTAATTCATGCACAATTTGATTAAATGCATTGTACCCTATCCACATGTTTGGCTCAATTCCTAATGCATTAGATTCATTGGAAATGATATCCATTACCCTTAAGGCTTTCTTTGATGGTTCAGGATTTTTTTCGCTTGTTTCAAAGGTAAATAATTCAGTATTTTTACAAGTCAATTCAACAAATTCAGACAAATCATAAATAGGTCGTTCAGCAAGTACCTCAAATTTCTTTTGTAATTCATAAAATTCGTTTTTCATGAATTTATTTATAATTTGGTCAATTGAAGGCATTACGATTTCATTCATGCCTTTTTTATGTTTAATTGAGAATCCAATGTTTGATTCAGCAATATGCAATCCATTTGAGCAAACTTCCCTGAAAAATCCAAATGACCCTGTGGTTTTACAAGAGCCATCGTATGCATTAACAAAGCGAAGCATAGGGCGGATTTTGTCATTTTTAGTTTTGACATTAACAAAGTAGGATTCATCATCAAGGATATAGTCAATTGCAAATGTTCGGTTATCATTGTTAATTGACCTTTGGATATATTTAATATCCGCATTGATTAGTTTTTCTTCAACAGATAGGAAAAATTGTTCATTTGGCATGTGGCAATATTTTTCAGATACCACATTAACAATTTGGTCGCCACAAATAATTGCATGAGATTTACTTGAAATTGTGGACAACCCTGTCATTTCAGTAAGGCTTTTTACTTCAGATGGAACAAATACATCATCTTGTCTTAATGTTTGTTTGAAGTTTACGTTTGAATTTTTCATTTTTTTTGGTTTTTTATGATTATTAAATAAGTTCAAGTCCTTTTCTTGTGGCACATGTTGTTTTTTGTACCCCATTAGAAATAAATGTAATAAGTAATTTTTGTTTGCTCAATTCATTAATTACAACCCCTGTTTTACCTTTGTAAAAATTTGATTGATGAATTAAACGTACATTGTCGCCGATTTTGATTTTTGAATTTTTCATTTTAGATTTTTTATTGTTATTCAATACATCAAAATTATATAGAATCTATACATCTTTCCTTCCTATGCAAACTATTTAAGAAAGTTGTTCGTTGAAGGTCAATGACTTAGGTAAACCATATAGGGAAACCTTTAAAAGTTGTATTATAGTGAAACTTTAAGCAAAGGTATACCTACCTGTTCCTCTCTTAATTGAATAATTGTTCCATGCAAGGGCAAGTGCCACTACGCAGTCATCATGAAAACCTGTAGGTGCAGAATAACGCACCCCATTGGCAGTAAATTGATATTCAAATATATCTAATTCCTTACTTATTTCGCCTTCAGGAAAGAAAATCCTGCTTTGTTGTATAGCGGTTGCCAAACCTTCCATTAATTGTTGTTTAGATTGGCTTGTAAATTTTAAACCTGAAATGTTTATTCCTTCCCTTTGTAAATCTTCTAAAATTGGGTCACCAACACCTGTACTATCTACCAATATAGGCACTTTAGGTAACCTTTTAATAGTTTCTTTTGTATTATGCCAATCCATTTGGAAGCGGTCATAATAACAAACTGCACCTGATTCATCCAATCCTATAATTACTGACCAATCAAATGACTTTGCAAGGTCAATCCCAAAAGTAATTGGTTGTTGGCTTGAAATTGGTCTTAGACATTTTTGTATAAAGGCATTACCAAATGGGTTTGCACTATTTTCCATAGGATTAGCCATGTATTCCTGCTCAAATGCAACCTGTGGTAATTGTAGTCGTGCATCATCAATTTCCGACTTTTTAATATATGGGTTATCGTAGGTAGTGAATTTAAAACCATCCCAATCCGTTTCACCTGCCTTCATGAATAGGCTATAAAAGTAATTCTTGCCTCTTGGTGTTGATAGGAAGACCGCCTTGCCAATATAATCGGTTAAGGTAGGTCTTATGCTATTTAACCAACCATCCTCTAAATTAGCTATAAAGGAAGCCTCATCAACCACAACCAAATGGAACTTCCTACCTCTAAGGTTGTCTAATCTTTCACCTGTAAAAAATTCAATTGTACCGCCATTAGGAAAATTTATAATAAGGTCACTAATGTTATTAGGAAATTGTAAAAAGGAAGATAGTTTTTTAAAAAAGGCTTTGGCTAATTTATAAGTAGGTGTTATATAGGCAACCTGTTTACCTTGTACTGCAGATGCCACACATAATGTTTGAGATAATTCCGACTTACCAAACCTTCTACCGCACATTACAACCCTAAACCTTGCAGGACATTGTAATATTGCTAATTGGTTAATATGAGGTGTAGGTAATTCAAGGCGCATTATAAAATGGTTTTACCATCTACAAATACAATTTCAATTTTATTATCCATAGCAATATCCATTTGTTCCTTTGGCTTACCATAAACCCTTGTTAATAAGGTTTCAAGTGAATAAAGGCTGCCTTTTTCAAGTGACCTTTTCATAGCATTTGCAATTGTCTTTTCTAATATAGTTCCACTTGGGTTATCCCAAACCTCTTTTAATTCATCTATATCCATTGCCATCATAGCTTGGATAGTATCATTGATTTCACTCAATTTATAGCCTGATTCCCTTAATGTGCTTACAAATTTACGAGGTCGCCCATTTGGGTTACCACTTTCACCTTTTTTAAATTGGGTTGATTTATTCGGAAAGTTTTCCATAGCCTGTTTTTAACCTGTTTATTTGTGGTATTTGTCGGTCATTATTTGATAACCATATCCAAATTCCATTAAAATTTTCTTTATTTTACTTAATGGGAAGGATTGACTTGCGTAACCTAATGAATATATAAAGTTCTTAAAGTCCTTTAAATCAATCTCATTCCTTATATCTAAATAGCCTTTTATTGCTATTTTAGAGGCATCTTTCTTAATTCGGTCAAATACAGGTTCTTCTTCTACTAAACAAAGGTCTTTAAATTGATTGTCTATGAACTTTGCATGATTAATTAAATATAACTTTTCTTTATCCTTTTGCCTATATTCCTTAATTCCTTCTTTAATAACCTTTTCCATCATTTTGACTTGCTCATCCCTATTATTAAATAAATAAGGATATCCTTTTTCAACTAATTCAGGGAAGGTACATTTATTAGGTAATATTACCACTTGGTCATTTAATATGCTTTCAGTTATACTAATACAATATGTTTCGTGTCTTGTATTGGTAACATTTGCATGGCATTTTGATAATTCGGTTAAATAATCAATATGTTTGGTAAATGCTTTTACAATTGTATATGGTTTTTTATTAATTAAATTAATATTGTCTTTATCCCCTGCAGTTAAAACCACCTGAAAATCAAGACCTTTGCTATATAATTCATCAAATATTTCAAATGTAGTTCTCCAATTTTTATAACCATCTAATCTATGATTATATACAAAGGTAAATTTATCATATTTATCCTTACTTATAATTTCATCACCATAACCACCTAAATTTATAATGCTATTTTCTTTTATTTCGTTTACCTTTTCAGTTGTTAATACATCTATTGCTTCCTCAATTAACATATTATGGCAATATTGAGTATGGAAGTAATTAATATCAGCGCCTAAAGAACCTATTAATTGGTCGTAAAGTATATGCATGCAAGGATAATAGTTTGTAGCATGTTCTAAACTACGATGGATAACGTAATGATGGTAATTAAATACTTTATACCTGTGCCTTTCAACAATTGTATCTTGAAAATATTTAAAATGGTGTCCTTGCTCAACTACATTATTCCATACCAAATCAATTGCATATTTACCTATAATTTGTCTTAAAATATTAGTATTAAAATGGATAACCTGATGCTTTTTAGAACTTGGGAAAGGCATTTTAATAATTTTTACTGCATTATTAAGGTCATCCTTTACATAAGGTCTATTTTCATCTAATATTAAAAAAAAATTATACCCACCTGTTTTTACCAATTCATTACATAATTGCTTAATAATTATATAGTTACTATCGGCATTAGTATTACCAACCGATAGCATTGGATATATTAATACATTTAATTTTGAATTTTGCATATAATATTTGGGTGTCTGCCTAATAATTCATTTATATCCTTTTCTGCAGATTCATAATGATAAAATGGCATAGATAAAGTTATGGTAACTTCATTATTAGCATTTATTGCATTATCCTCGTTTATACCATCTTCGGCAAATGATTCATCAAAATTTGGTAAGTCTAAACCCCATTTATTAAGTTCTTCTACATCCCATTGGTTTGCTAATTGGTCAAAATCCCATTCACCAAAACCTACATTATCTTTTATTATAAATTCCTTTTCCTGTTCAGGTGTTAAATTTTCAGCAATTATGATAGGAACTTCCTTTAAACCTGCTTCTATAACCGCCTTTAATCGCATATTACCGCCTAAAACGATATAGTCTTTATTTACTACTATTGGTCTTATTTTCAACATTTCAGGAAATTCCTGAATTGAAGTAACTAATTTTCTAAATTTCTCATCCTTAATTTGACGAGGATTGTTTGGGTTAGGTACAATTTTATTTACCTTGACCACGATAATTTCGTTCTTTTCTGTCATGTTTGTTGTAGGATTTTTTGGCTTTACCGCATTTACGTTTCCCAAAAGAAACTTTGCGAGTATCAGATTTTCCTTTTGCCATTTATTACTTTATTATGGATTTCCTTTAAATATTCTTTAAATTGCTTTTTATCACCAAATTTTTCATGGCAGAACCTACAAACTGCCATTAAATTTTCAATAATATCCTTTTTATTACTACCGCCCATTCCTCTCGCATCAATATGATGGATATCTACCGCTTTATTACCACAAATTTCGCAAGGCATAAAATCATGCTCATCATAACTAAAAAAATCTAAATATAATTTAGTATGCTTCTTCAAATTTTATTCCTTTTGTATCAGTTTTGCTATTAATTAATTCTATTTCTCTTGCGTTATTATCATAATGAGTGCCAATGCCATAATGTTTAACGGCTTCCCATTTATAACTTCCATTTGTAAATATAACTCTATTTTTTGGTATTCCCAATTTTTCAGCCTTCAAATATACTTCCTTATTTGCACTTTTTTGCCTACGAGTAATTATATATACAATTTTACCTGCCTTAATATCAGCCTGTGCTTGTTTATAACCTCTATCAGTTTCTAAAGTATCATCATAATCATAACTAACTTTGTTTGAATCACTTACATAAGCACCACTCGCCAATATGGCTTGCCAAACTTTTGTAGCTTTCTCTTCGGTGTTATATATACAAGCACCATTTCCTATTCTATATTTATTATTTGCACATTTAAATATTGGCATTTCCTATTACTTTATTATAAATAGCTAACCTATCCTTATTTACTTCATGCAAATTAAAATGTTTATTGCAATAATCAAATAATTGCTCACCCATTGATTTTCTTGCCGATTCATCATTTACTAATAATTTAATCCATTTATACCAATCCTTTTGGCTTTTTACATAGCAAACAGGCATATTTAAATATGGATTTACTTCAGAAACTATTGCAGGATTCTTTTTTGAGGCAGTTTCTAATATTTTTAAATTTGATTTCATGCCATTAAACCGAGTGTCCTTTAATGGGATTAAACTAATATCACTATCACAATAAGCAGCCATATAAGAAATTACAGGATTATAATTGTATATAGTTGGGTTAAGTTTTAAACCATTAGTAAAGTCGCAAATCATAGTATCCCATATTACCTTTTCCGCATCATTATAACCTGCTATAATTGTACGTACAGGCAAATTAATCCTTTTCATAGGATTTCTTAATATTGATATATCCTGTTGATGAGTTCCACTACCTGACCAAAATAGCCTCACTAAATCACTTTCTTTTTTTAAATCAGTAAATTGTTCTTCACCAAAAGGAATTGCGTTTGGTATTATAACTACATTTTTATTATAAAAGTAAATAGCTTCTGCTAATCTTTCATGTGTACAAGTGCATAAATCAGCAATTGCTATAAAATTTAGTATTGTTTGTGTTATATTATTTACTAAATATCTTTCGTATAAAATATGATGCCTATCCAATAACCAATGGTCATCATTATCAACTATAATTTTAAAACAATATTTATTTCGCCATTTTACTAAAGTTTCAGGTGTAATATTGACTAACATTCTATTTAGTAATAAAATATCATATTTATCCTCAAACATTTCCTCTTTAATTGTATCAGTAATAAGGCAATAGTCTTTTTTCATATTGACTAAAGGCATCATAATTCTATGATAACCTACACCACTATTTTGACTTGTCAATGCTAAAATCCGCATATAATTTTTTTTCGTGGTGGTAAATAGGTTGGTATTTTTCCCATACTTTTTGCGCCTTTGCTAAACTATCATTCTTCATTTTGCGATATTCACTATTATTTCCTACATCATGTCCAATGTGTTCACTTTTACCTTGTATATAATAATTAGTAAATCCTGCTAAAACTGCCCTTTCAGCATAATCCCTATCCTGCATGCCATAAGGGTCGTATTCTTCATTATAACCACCTATAGAATTTATTAATTCTCTTGTAATAAAATTATTCCCAAATGGTGTATGTGTTTTATGTATTCCATAAATTAATGGTGGTAATTCCTCTACACAATGCAAACCAATAATACCTGTATTTGGTATTTTTTTAGCAAAAGTTACCCAATTAGATAACCAATTATCAGGCATTAATATATCATTTGCCATTAAACATACACCATCATAAGTTTTAGTCATTTTTAGACCTTTATTTACGGCTGCTGCAATTCCTCTTTTACCAAATGATGCATTACAACCTTCCCAATTATATAGATTATATGGTACATGGTCACTGCCATTATCAATTAAATAACAATCTGCATTATAACCACTATTATAAAAATTTTGGTCTACAACTTGTTTTGTTAGATTTTCCCTATTCAGGGTTAATAAGATTACGGCAATGTTCATTTATACCAATTTTTTTAGCAGGAACTCCTGCATATTTACCTAAAATTTCAGTTTCACCTTTAAAAAATGCTGAAGCACCTATCATACAACCTTTAGCAATTTTACTAAATTGGTGTAAAACTGCATTTAAACCAATATTTGAGTATTGTTCTATGATACTATGTCCACCTATTTTAGCACCACAACTAATAGTTACATTAGATAAAATCCTGCAATCATGACCAATGTGAGCATGTTTCATTATAAAACAATTATGAGCAATAAAAGTTGTATCAGTTGTTCCTGCATCAATTGTAACCAAACCTGTGATTATATTGTTATCACCTATCCATACCTTTCCTATTTCACCACCCCAATATTTCCTATGTTCTGCAGGGTCGCCTATTATACAATAAGCGCCTATATAATTGTTATCACCTAAAATAACGTTAGGATGAACTATTGCCGTTGGGTGTATTATATTAGCCATTTATTTTTTAATTTCTGTTTTTAGGTAAATTATCATAATAGGTATATAGTCTCATAACCATTTCAAATTTACAACCACCACACCAAGGGGATAAAATAAAATTTTTATCTATATAAATATGGTAAATGTGTTCATACATTTTTAAAATATCTATTTCTAAATCACGAATATATCCATTTTTAGCAGTTTCATAATTTCCTATATTTGCTTCTAAAAAATTTATATGTTCTATTTCCATAGTTTCCAAATTAATTTTGATACAATAGGGGTTGTAAATCCTGCTATAAAAAGACATGCAGCAAAATTTTGTATTAATTCAGGTGAAAAATACAATATTGGTGCAATCCACGCAGCCAAACAACTTCCACAATTAAATGGCTTGAAATTGAGTTTCCATTTATAGGGTAAGTTATGTATATCGTTAATAAATAGTGACGCACAAATGGCTGTAATTATTGATAAAATCATTTTTTTAGTTTTTTCTTTAAGTCTGTTTTTGTCTTATTTAAAGTTCTTATTATAGATATATATGGTATTCCTGTTTGTCTACTAATTTCTTTAGCATTGAATTTAAATTCTAAGGCATATAGTCTTAAAATTTCTTTATTATACCAATGCATATCAACCATATTATCCTCTAACTTATCTATAAAATCATGTTCTGCATTAGTTTGGTTTATTTTTTCATGTTCAGTATATTTAAAAGTATCAAATTCAACAAAATTCCTATAATGATTATAAAAAGTACTCCTGTCGCTTTTAATCATGTTAAGCATTATCCTAACTATATAAAATTTTAATTCGTTTCTTTCATATAATCCTAACAATTTATTCTCATCCATTTCTGCAAGAACTAAAAAAATTTCAGCCTTCAGGTCATATTGCAATTCTTCGGGTTGCATCTTAGAAATTGCATCATTTACCTCTTTAGAATCCCAAAGTTTAGCTAAAATTTCATTTTTGACCATTCAATTAAAGTTGGTTTATTTCCCATTTCAGTACAAATATAGACTATTCCTCCACATTTGTATATATCTTCCAACCTTAATTTTTGGTCATTACTTAATTTATCACCAATTTTTTTAATTTCAACCGCAACATAAGTTCCTTTTTCAGTATAACCTTGTAAATCAGCCCATCCTTTTTGTATTGTTCCTTTTCTTTTGGCAAATGGTATATTATTTACCCTATTTAATCTAAATCCAATTGTTTCAAGGTTTTTTTTTGCCCATTGAGTTAATTCATTTGCAGAGATATCCATTCTTTTAATTTTTCATAAAATTCGGATTTAAATTCTAATAAATTGCTTTTATTTTGACAATCTATATAAGTAGGATAACAATTTACAAAATCAATGGTATAACACCATTTTTTTGTTCCATATTCTCTATATGTTACTTGGTAAATTTTCAAAATATTGTACTAAAGTTAATTTTTTACATTGAATATCAAAATAATCAGGATTTTTTATTTGTTTGCTAAATTCCTTAGCATCACGCACATTCATCCTATTTATTCTATATAAATTATCATTATTGACTATATCCATTATTTTTTTAATATAATCACCATTTATAGGTAATTTTTTTTGATTATATAATATTTTAAATACTTTATCTGCATTAAAAATTTTATTAAAATCATCCTTTTTCCCATTTAACCAATCATTTTGAGTAAATAGGACAATTTCATCATCAGTTAAATGTGGTATTGGCATTTCAGGTTCAGGTGGTTTAATTTGTTTCCTAACATCATTTGCCTTTGATTTATAGGCATTTAATATTTGGCTTATATACTTAGGTGAAAAACGTTCATAATGGTCGCAATTGCATTCCAATTTGCCTTGAACGGCTAATTTAAAAGCTACCTTCAATTCATTTATGGTAAAAAAAGGATAAGAGGTTCTTATATATTCATCAATTATCATAAATTCCTCATTATCAGGATATTTAGATAATCCTATTAATTGAAAAATATAGGCTAAAGCCTGTTTCAATTTTATAGTTTCTATATCCCTTAATTTTTCACCTTCAAAGGATTCAGCAATTTGTTTGTCAATTTCAGCTATAAACCCATTTTTTAAGGGCATCAATTCTTGCTTGACTTGTGTTATTTGGTTTAGATTTATTTCCATAAGATTTTGAATTTTTTATCCATGTGTTAATTCTACGTTTTACATCAAAAAATTTTTCCATTTCAAAGCGCATTTTACCGCTTTTTGAATTTTCAGTCCAATATTCAATAAATTCCTGTTTTAATTCACCCAATTCATTATCAAAATTTTCTATTAAATTAATAAATTCCTCCTTATTATTTATATTATTATCAATATTATTATTAATATTATTATTGAGTAAAGTTTCTTTACCGATTTCAGTAAAGTTTCTTGACTTTTTTGGTAAGGTTTCTTTACCATCGGTTAAGTTTTTTAACTCATCAAAATGTAGTTTAGAATTTTCAATTAAATCAATATATTTTTGAGTAGAACGAAGGTGTTTAGTTTGTGGATGCATATTTACAAAATCATTTATAATTAGATTTTTAATTATATATAAAATTGTAGGTTTTGATAGGTCTAAAACCTTACCCATATATTCTTTTGATGCATAGCACCAATGGGTATCGTTATTTTGCATCCTGTATATTAAATCTAAAACACAATATTCATTGCAGGTTAAATTCAAAATTTTACGGATGGGGTGTATTATGTTGGTATATATCATAATTAAAAGCGCCCTTAGAAACAAAGGCAATTGCAGTACCATTGAATCCTCGGGCGATTAATACTTAAGTTAGTAATCTGCAATATTACTATTTTTTCTCTACAAATATATCATAAGTTTTGATTTCTCCTTCAATTAATTGGATTTTATCTTTGAACCAATCATTTGTTAGAATATAATCTTTAGCAGTTCGTATATGGTATAATGCCGTTGTATGGTCAGTTACACCTATATACATTGCTATTTCATGTAATGATAATTTTGTAGATTTTTTTAAAATGTATGCACATGCTTTCCTTGCATAAATTGTATTTTTATTTCTATTTGCTTTTAATACACTTGCCTCAAATATATCTTCTATTAATTGCACAATTCTTCTAATTGACAAATTAGTTGTAGGTGGATTTTCAAAAAAATCTTCATCTACTATTCTATTTGATTTTAAAACATCATGTAATCTTTTTAGTTGCATTTTTTGAAGCCTATAATATTGTAAAAATTCATTTTGTACTTCCATAATTTAGAATAAGTCATCATCACTAATGGGTTTAAAATTTTCAGGCACACTTACAGGTTTTTCAGCAACCCAATTATCTTCATAAATTTTAAAATCAGGTTGTGAATTTTTTTCTTTGTATGCATTGACGAACATAGCATATTTTTGTCCGTTAATTGTAAATTTAATTACCTCACCTTTTTTTGTTGCTTGTTTCCATGCACCAATAGGTTGTTTTTTAATTTCTTCGTTTTGGTCTCCCATGATTTATTTTTTTGATTTTATTAATGAATATTTAGCAACATGTTTTGGTTTTTTCTTATTACCTACATTTATAATGTCGGTTTTAATATCATGACCATCTTCCCTTAAATTAAAAATTAAGGCTGCTAATCTAAATGTACCATATTTTCTTAACGCATCTAATGGTGTGATGCTGCTTTTTTGTAAGTGGTTAAGCACTTGTGTTTGTTGGCTCATGTTTTTCATTTTGATTAAAAAATACAGGTTTATCTATAATGGTTTCCCATTTTTTTATAAATTCAGTTATATCTTTGTATGCATCATTAGAATACCATGCATAATGATAAATTTCAGCAAGTAAAACCTGCCTTTCAAATGGCAATAGGCTTTGTAACCCATTTTCTAAATCTTGATAAGTTTCTTGTTTCATAATTATAAATTTATTTTGGCTTTTTCCCATGATAAAATAGAACGAATAGCATCTATTTGGTGTACTGAAGATGCATTGATGCGGTCAAATGAATTTTTTAACCTATTCCATTCCCTTGCTTTTGTTTTAATCCACATATTTATAGTTGATGCGGTAAATTTTCCTTCCATAATTTCACTAATTTTATCACCTATTTCACCATCAATTACGCACTCAATTTTATATTCTGATGCGGTTTTATATTCACCTGATTGTGTCATAGCAATGCTTAAAGTGTCTAACCTTTTTATTAATAAATCATGGTAATTTTCCATATCAGGTTTAGGTAATGGTTTTTGTAAAAAATCAAGCATATTTTCAGCCTTTTTTGTAAGTTCTTCTATTGTATAAGTTCTCATTTTAAGGCTTTTTTAATGTCGGATTGGTTATAATTTAATCCCATTGAAATCCTATCCTTATCTTCAATTTGATTAGCTATTAATACATTATAGGCTTTATCATATTGTGCTTCAGTTGTATATGATTCAATACTAATTGCCATTTTTTGTTTTTTATCCTCATCATAAGGAGTATTTTCAAGTAATTTAATTAGAAAAAAACGTTTTGAGTCGCCTAATTCATCATTATGGTTATTTGTTGCATCAGCATCCTTTGTGTCATCAATTGCAAACAATCCATTTAATGCATATTTCCTTGCGTATGAACTTGCAGAACCTGTAATTTGTGCTGCATCCATGCCTTTTTTTGTTTCTTCTTCCCTTGCATAACCTGAAGTTTTGGCAATGATATTATTTTTTTCATCAATTAATAATGCATCAGCACGAATATAGAACCTATTATCAAAATGTTCTATGGTGTCAGTTATTAATAAATAACAACCATATTTGTGGCAGATAGGTTTTGCTGCCTCAATTATATCTTCAGCACTTCGGTATTTATAATTACCAAATTTATTGAGTTGCCCTTTTGGGGCTTTTAACTCGGATTGAATTTTTACTAAGTTCATGTTTAGGTTTTTTTATAAATTTACAAATTTTATCTCATTTCCCAATAGCTATCCATGTCTAATTCGGCTTGGATATTAACCCATTCTTTAAAAGTATAATCATCATCTTCATAGTCATAATTTGCAAATGGTTTTGCTTCCTTTTTTTTAATTGCAACCCATTCTTTTAAAGGAAATTCCTTACCTGCAAAATGTATAGTGCCTTTAGTTTCTAATTGCCAATATTCATAAGTTTCTAAATGGTCAATTAGTTTTTTGCCATATTTTTCGCACAAATGCTCATAGGTGTATAGAATTGGTCGCATTTTATTCGGATTTAGGGTTATCAATTTCAACAATTTCCAAAGTAATTTTTACAGGGTCAAGGCTTCCACCTTGTGAAAGGAAAATAAATTTCTCATAGGCTTTTTCCTTGTTGTAATGTCCTGAATCAGATATATATTTACCATTTTGTTCGGTAAAATAAAATGAGTCGGTTTCGTTGTGTCTTGTTTGTTGCACAAATTCAAATTTTTCCATGTTTTTGGGTTTTTTATTTTTAAAAATTAAATGTTTTGGTGGCTACTTCTAATCCTGCATCAGCAAAAATTTCATCCCATTCTTCCATATCAGTTTCATTCACTTCAATGGCGGATTTAGATACACGATTATAATATAGATATTTGTCATTGTTACGCAACATCATTAAAATTTGCGTTAAAGTTTCTTCATTTTGTAAAATGAATTGGTAAGTAAAATAATTAGGCATATAGTTTTTTTTAATTATAAAATTTACAAAGTGCGTTGAATAGTCGCACCCCTATTTTTTTATTTTATTAATAATTCAAACCTGTAATTTTTATCTTCATCTTCATTGATAAAGTTAAAAAATAATTTTTCAGCTTCTTTTAATTTTAAAAGTTTAGCTGAATTTTCATCAACCCAATTTTCAGCAAATCCAAATCTACCCAATTGTATAAAACCCCCAAAATATTGGTTATGATTTACCAATTTTTTGTCTTTTGATTTTACAATTGTTTTTTTAATAACAAGATTCCCTGTTAAATTTTCCATTTGTTTTGGTTTTTGATTTAATAAATAAAGAACTACATGCAAATATACAACATCTATACATGTTATATAATACTTATACAACTATTTTAGAAAATAGTTAGTTGAAAATCAATCACTTAGGTAAATTGCACATTAGATTGTGCCATCCTGCATTGGGATATCGTTTGCATTATCAATCCTACGAAAATTTTCGTGCCAAATAGTATTTGTAAGAGTTATACTATTATTTTCAATTTCGTCTTCCTCTGCTTCAGGGTATAATATATGTAAGGATTCGTGGATAATAAGTTCAAGTAATTTTTTACCTTTTAGCCTATTATCTATTTCTATTTCATTATCACCTAAATTGGCAAAACCATACACCTTTTCCCTACCAAGTTTTTTGTATATGATTTTAATTCGTTTCATGCCTTTAGTAATAATTCATCAGGGCGGTCTATTTCATTCATTACAATCCTTTGACCACCTCTAATTTTTGCTAATAATTTTCTATATTCCATTTCTATTAAATAGAATCTTTGCATTTCTTTAACTAAACAAGTTTCTTGTTCTAATAAAGTCATTTTATTGAATCCTTTTGGCATTTTCATATTTTTAGGTTTTACCATTATTTATCAGTCTTACTATGGAATAAATTGCAGGTTTTACATTTATACTGAATCCGAGTTAAACCTGTTGCGGTTACAACTTTATTATTCCTTATCAAATCATCCGAACCACATTCAGGGCAAGTTCCTCTATCCTCACCAAATACCACTCCATAATGTGTTTTAGAAATCATGTGGCTTCTTAATTCCTTAAAAACTTTTTCTAATAAAATAACATCTTTTTTGCAATATTTTATCATTTTTTCCATTGCAATTTTATCCTTTTGCAACAAAATATCTTTCCAAAGTGAATATTCAGTCTTTATTTTTTGCCCTAACCCTAAAAAATCAGCAATATAATTTAGTCTATTTGAGTTAAACCTAAATTTTTGCCTTGCAATCTTTAAAGTGTCTATTGTAACATAATTAGGAAACATTTCTATATGATGAAATAAACATCTTGTCCTAATCCATGCTAAATCAAATTTATCCCCATTATGTCCTACTAATTCATTTGCAGTATTTGCCACTTCAATAAATTGCTCAAGCATCCTTTTATCATTTTGCTTGGCATCCCATTGTAATGAATAAACCTCTTTATCATCTTCCCATTTATAAC